AACGAGTTCCGACGCCGCCTCGAACAGCTGCAATTCAACGTCTACATCCACCAGCTCTGCCGGCCGGTACGTGCCGCCTGGTTGGACATGGCGGTGCTGGCCGGTGTGATTGAGCTGCCGGACTACGCCAAGCGTCGTCGTGAATTTTTGCGCACGCGCTGGGTGCCGCAAGGCTGGGCCTACATCCAGCCGGTGCAGGACGTGCAGGCGCGAATGCTGGAGGTCAACGCCGGGTTCGGTTCACGCAGTGAGATGTGCCTGCGCACCGGTTACGACGCCGAAACGGTTGACGCGGAAAACGCCGCTGACGCTCAACGTGCTCGCGACTTAAAACTCAATTACCGAACGCTCGTCGAGGTCGAAATCCACCCTGACGACCAGGAGAAACCATGAAACCGCCGTTCCCTCTACGGATCTTCAACAAACTGGACGGGCAACTGCCCGTGCAAGACAAACACTGGTACAGCCTCCGGGCCAGCGGTGAAGCCGAGCAACGCACTATCGAGGTGTACGTCTACGGTGAGATCGGCACCTGGGGTATTACTGCCAATCAGTTCGTGCGCGATCTGGCTGCGCTGGATGACGGTACTTCACCGATTGTCGTGGCGTTCAACAGCATCGGCGGCGACCTGTTCGATGGTCTGGCCATTCATAACGCCCTGTCGCGATTGGGCGAGCGCTGCACCGGCCGCGTCGATGCCCTCGCGGCGAGCGCGGCAAGCGTCGCGGTCTGCGGTGCCCACCGGGTGGTAGTGGCGGAAAACGCCGCGCTGATGATCCACAACCCGTGGACGTACGCCTCGGGTGATGCCGAGGATATGCGCAAGGTCGCGACCGCACTGGATCAAGCGCTGGAGCTCATCATCACGGCCTACAAGGCAAAGGCGCCAAACATCGACGAGGTCGAGTTGCGACGCCTGGTCAATGCCGAGACGTGGCTCACAGCCCGCGAAGCGGTGGCTCTCGGCCTGGCTGACGAAGTTGGCGACGGTGTGCAGATCAAGGCGTGTCTGGGGCAGGGCACGGTGATGCAGAAATACCAGCACACGCCCCAGGCATTGCTGGATCTGCTGAATGAACCCACGAAACCGACCGAATCGGTGATCGACGATCCTGAACCACCGGCACCTGGTGCGGATGCGGCGGCGCTGGCTCTGCTGATCAGCAAGTCCTGTAACCAAGGCGGGATGAGCAACTTGATCGAGCCACTGCTGGCCACCACCAAGTTGGTTGATGAGGCAACCGTGAACGCCGCGATCACCCAGGCCAAGTCGATACGCGATCTGTGCGTGGCCGCCCGGTTGCCAGAGTTCGCGGTGGAGTTTGTGCAGGCCGGACTGGATGCCAGCGCCGTGCGTGCGCGGCTCTTCGACAAAGTCGTAGGGAAAGGCGGGGGCTTCGAGATCGACAACAGCCTGCCGCAGAACGAAGACCCTGCTCCCAAAATTCAAGCCAAGCAACCCGATCCGTCCTCGATCTGGGCTGCCCGTCAGGCCGCACAGTCCACAATCTCGAAAGGAGCAAGACCATGACCTCTAAACTGGAACCGATGCACGCAGGCGAATTCCTGCTGTCCGAGGGCGCCGGCAACATCTCGCGTGAAGCGATCAACGTCGCGGCCGGCCCGGCGCTGGAGCCCGGACAGATTCTCGGGCTGGTGACCGCGACCAGCGAATTTGCTCCGTACCATCCGACCGCCGAAGACGGTACGGAGAATGCTGTCGCGATCCTCTACGGCCCGCTCGGCGAGTCGGACGTCGTTCGTCGCGGGCGTGCCGTGGTACGACTGGCCGAGGTCAGCGAGGCCCACCTGACCGGCCTCGACTTGGCCGCTGAGAAGGCTCTGGCCGCGCACTTCCTGATCGTCCGCTAAGACGTTCCTTCTTTTATATGCATCCCGCCGCGTGCGGGATTTTTCGTTTCTGGAGAGTACACCCATGGCCGATATCGCCATTTTTGAAGACGACGCCTTCAGCGTCCCCTCGCTGACCGCCGCGATCAACGAACAGGAATACCTGCCGGGCCGGATCAGCAGTCTCGGACTGTTCCGCGAGGAAGGCACCACCAACCTTACGGTGCAGGTCGAGAAGGACGGCGACACCCTCGCACTGGTGCCGGCTGGTGAGCGCGGCAGTTCGGGCCTGGTGGTCGGTGGCAGCAAGCGCAACCTGATCCCATTCAATACCGTGCACCTGCCGGAGCGCTTCACCATCAAGGCCGACGAGATTCAAGGTATCCGCGCCTTCGGTACCCGCACTGAGCTGCAATCGGTGCAGGACGTGGTCAACCGGCGCCTTGCCAAAGCACGTCGACAGATCGATGCCACACACGAGTTTCAACGCATGGGCGCGCTCAATGGCCAGGTGCTGGATGCCGACGGCAAAACCGTGCTGCTGGACATCTACAAGTCTTTCGGCGTCAACCGCCAAAAGATGCCTATGGGTTTGGGCAACCCTGAAACCAACGTGCGGGTGCGTGCCGGTGAAGCGTTGGACATGCAGGAGGAGGCACTGGGCAGTGTGACCAGCTCCGGCTCCCGCGCCTTCTGCGGCAAGAACTTCTGGAACAAGTTGGTCGATCACCCATCGGTGAAAGAAACCTACCTCAATACCTTGCAGGCGGCGTCTCTGCGTGGGGATGCCCGTGAAAGCTTCGAGTTTGGCGGGATTGTCTGGGAGCGCTACCGGGGCAAGGTGGCAGGCGTGCAGTTCGTACATGACGACAAGGCCCTTTTGATTCCCGAGGGCGTGCCGGATCTGTACATCTCGGTCTTCGCCCCGGCCGACTACATGGAGACGGTCAACACCGAAGGTCTGCCTTACTACAGCAAGCTCGAACCGCTGCCATTTAACAAGGGCGTGGCCGGTGAAGCCCAATCCAACCCGCTGCACCTGTGCACGCGACCACGCGCGCAGATCCTCTTGGAACTCTGATCATGTCCTTCCGAGAGCTGCTGGAAGACATTGACGACACGGTGTTCGAAACGCTCGGCGACACGGCTCGGATCGAGGGCTACGACGAACCGGTGCTCGGCATGTTCGCTGCACCGTGGATGCAACCCAAGATGGGCAGCCTCAAAACGGCGTTGCGCGAGCCGAAGTTCGAGATCCGTGTCCGTGATTCGCACGGCCTGAAAAAAGGGCTGCTAGTCACCGTTGATTTGCCGGCGTTGGATGGCGGCGGTGACTACGACCTGTTGCAGCTGGAGCCAGGTGGTGACGGTCTGGTCGCCTTGATTCTGAGGAAACGGCCATGAGTGTCGGCAGCTACTTCAAGCCGTCGGCCGGCGGCGGGATGATTTCGCTGCAGACTTCGGCCGCAGACCTGAAAGGCTTTCAGGATTTCGCCGCCCTGGTGCCGAAAGCCGCTGCTGCTGCACAGCGGCGAGCCATCAACAAAACGTTGCGATGGCTCGCCACGCACATTGCTCGCGCCGTTGGCCGACAGGAGCGCATTGCGGTTGCTGCTGTGCGGCAGCGGCTGCGAGCTTACCCGGTCAGCGGTGGAGCGAACAGCGGCAAGCTGTGGTTCGGCCTCAATGCCATGGAAGCCAGCCGCATCGGCCGGCCCCGACAGAGCCGGTCCGGTGTGTCGGTGGCAGGGCGCCGCTTTCAGGGGGCGTTCTTCAAGAAGGTCTACGGCAACAGCGCGGACGTCTGGATACGTACAGCCAGCAAGCATTTCAACGCCAGTGACTACCCCGACAGCGATGTCAGCGGGGCGGGCGAAGCCAGTTCCGGCTGGATCGCTGAACACGGCAGCCGCTTTCCGCTGGCGAAAGCCAAGGTGTCGCTGGAGCAGGCGCGACCACACTTCGAAAGCTGGATCCGCAAGGCCGACGAACAGTTGCTGCACGTCCTGCAGCAGGAACTCAACTTTGAGTTGCAGAAGCACCTGAGGGGGAAATGACATGACCGATCATGTCGACGAGCCGTTCAGTTTTGAGCAGCTGTATCACGCCATTGAGCGGCGCATTCAGGATCAGTTCCCGGGCCTGCAGGCCGTCGCCATGTGGCCGAATGACCTGGATCGCCTACCGCTGCCGGCGGTGTTGATCGAGATGGCCGAGATGGAGCCCGGCCTTGATCCGGGAACGGGCGAAACGGGTTTGACCTGCAAGTTCGAGGCGCGGGTGATCACCGATCCGATTCAGCCGGATCACCATCAGCAGGCGGTTTTCCTGGCTGGCCACCTCGCCGCGCTGCTGCGCATGCAGAGCTGGGGTGTGGCGGTCGAGCCGGCTGAATTTGTGCAGTCCATGCCGGACTGGACCAAACCCGAACTGGACGGCTACACCGTGTGGGTCGTGGAGTGGACGCAGCAGATCTACCTCGGTGACGCTGATTGGCCATGGCCAGACCAGCCACCGGGTACCTTGCTGCTGAACATCGAGCCGGGCGACGGTCCATTCCGTCCGGAGGACGTGCCATGAGTGCCAGTTACGTCGCGGCGCAGCATGACCGCATGCTCGCCGGCTTGGTCAAGGACTGCTACGTGGTCGCTGTCGACCTTACCTCATCACCACCGGCCTGCCGCGTGTCGGACGGCGAGTGGGTCAGCGGCTGGGTGCGCTGGCACAGCATTGCCGCCGGCAAGGCGCGTCATTGGCGAGCGCCCAGCCTGAACGAGCAGGGCACCCTGATCAGTGCCAGCGGCGACGTGGCGCAAGGCACATTCATTCCTGGGCTGTACGGCAACGGCGGCCCACCGCCGGACAACCGCGACCATGTCGAAGTCTGGCATTTCGAGGATGGTGGGCGCTTGGTCTACGACTGGCAGGACAGCATTTACAGCATCACCTTGCCCACCGGAAAGGTCACCATCAAGGTCGGAGCGACCCAGGCCGAAGTGACCGACAACGCTGTCACGGTGAAGTCGGGAACGATCGATCTCGAAGCGGCGGTGAACATCAAGGGGGCGGTCAACATCGACGGGCCGCTGCACGTCACCGGTGACATCACGAGTGCCGGTGCAATCCTAGATACGGCCGGCAACAGCAACCATCACTCACACTGAGGGGTAAAAATTTTGGCGAAGTGTATGACCCCAACCGACTTCGAGCTTGCTTGGGATCTCTGCCCGGAAAAGTTTCGATTGATTGGGGAAAACCCATTCTCAAAAAAACCGTACTGCACCAAGAAAATCGCTCGCTCGGTTTTGGTTGATGGTGTGGTCTTGACTAAGGCAGCCCATTCGGCCTGGCTCTGCCCTCGCGACATCCGTCGGATGAAGTCTCTGATTGCTTCTGTATCAGAGCAGATTCTGGTCCGGGTGGGCTATCCCAGGTGGGGTAGTTCAGAGGAACGTCGTCCGTTTCAATCCGGATAGTTCCCTGTCCATTAGTTCAACACTTTCATGCCCGCCCAGTGCGGGTTTTTTCATGTCCGGAGATGCACATGAATAAGGCAAAAACCGATACCGAAGTACAATTGGAAGCACTGCCGGTTCCAGGGCTAGTCCCTGTTGCTCAGGGTTTCCCTGGGCATGCACCCGCTCGGATCGTCAAGTTTCGCGACACCCTCTACACCTCCCGCACCGTGGTTTTGCCAGACGGTCGCACATTGGCTGTGGCACGCGGCGAAGTGACGGTCGACATCGCCGATGACGTCGCGCTGAAATGCCTTAAGGCTCACCCTGAATTCGAGCAGCTCAAGGAGTAAACCCCGATGATCGGAATGGATCGCCACACCGGGCAGCCCATCTCCGGCATCGAGCATCTACGTCAGTCGGTTGGAGACATCCTCGGCACACCGCTGCTGAGCCGTCGTGAACGGCCCGAGTACGGCAGCAAGCTACGGCGCATGGTCGACCTGCCCATCAATGAAGGTTGGAAAAGCGCGGCGCAGGCTGAGGCCGTGCGAGCGCTGAACCGTTGGGAGCCGCGACTCAAGCTTGAGCGCGTTGTGGTTGTTTCCGTCCTGGGCGGTCAAATCAATTTCAAGATCAGCGGCGAATACCTCGGTGAACGCGGCACGTTGGAGGTGTGGGTATGAGTACCCTGGTGGATCTGTCGGAGCTGCCGGCGCCGGACGTGCTGGAATCGCTGGACTTCGAAGACACGTACAGCGAAGCGCTGGATGTGTTTCGTGGGCACATGGGCCAGAACTGGACGGCCTCGGTGGAAAGTGATCCGGTGACCAAGCTGCTGGAGGTTGGCAGCTACATAAAACTCGGCAACCGGGCGCGGGTCAACGACGCGGCCAAGGCCCAGTTGCTGGCCTATGCCACCGGTACCGATTTGGATCACTTGGCCGCCAACGTCAATCTCAAGCGCCTGGTGATTCAGGCAGCGGATCCGCTGGCCGTGCCACCTGTTGAGGCGGTAATGGAGTCCCATGATGCGTTGCGTGAGCGCGTGCAACTGGCCTATGAGGGGCTCACCACGGCCGGCCCGCGTAACAGCTACATCCTGCATGCCCGCAACGCTTCAGCGCTGGTGGCCGATGCTACGGCGGAAAGTCCGGCACCGGCCTGTGTTGACGTGACGGTGCTGGGGCTGGAGGGCGACGGCACAGCCGGGCCTCAGATTCTGGCTTTGGTGGCGGCGGCTGTGAACGATGAAGATGTGCGACCGGTCGGCGACCGCGTTACCGTGCGCGGCGCCGAGATCCTGCGTTATCGCATCGACGCGGTATTGCACATGAAAGGCGCCGGCCCGGAGAACGATGCGGCGCTGACTGAGGCGATCCGTCGATTGAAGGCCTGGATCAATCCACGGCGTCGGCTGGGCGTCGAGGTGGCTCGATCCGGTGTGGATGCGCAGCTGCATGTCGCCGGCGTCGGCCGGGTCGAGCTCAAGGATTGGCAGGATTTGAAACCCACCAAGGCACAGGCCGCGTACTGCACGGGTTACACCGTCGTGCTGGGAGGTTGAATGCGCAGTCTTCTACCCCTGAACAGCACCCCCCTTGAACGGGGTATCGAAGCGACCTTCGCCGAGACCACGTTAATTCCGTTACGCACACTGTACAACCCGGACACCTGTCCGGTGCATTTGCTGCCACACCTTGCTTGGGCCTGGTCGGTCGACCGCTGGGATCCGGCGTGGCCGGAGCCGGTCAAGCGCGCCGCGATAAAGGCATCGTTCTACATCCACAAGCACAAGGGCACCATCGGCGCGCTGCGCCGGGTAGTCGAACCGCTGGGCTACCTGATCGAAGTGCTGGAGTGGTGGCAGACCAAACCGGAGGGCGTGCCGGGCACCTTCGCGCTGAAGGTTGGCGTCCTCGACACAGGCATCACCGAGGAAATGTACCTCGAACTCGAACGCTTGATCGATGACGCCAAGCCGGTCAGTCGGCAACTCACCGGTCTGGCTATCAGCCTTGAAACCCAAGGCCATCTGAACATTGCCGCGTCCCTCTACGAAGGCGACGAAATCGACGTGTACCCGCCATTGATGCGTGACATCGAAGTCACGGGCAGCTTCGGCGTGGTCGGGCGCGAACACACCATAGACACTCTGGACATCTATCCATGACTGATGCGAATACTCAGTTTTTCGCCATTCTCACAAATGTGGGGATGGCCAAACAGGCGAATGCCGACGCGCTCGGCATACCCTGGAAAATCACCGAAATGGGCGTGGGTGATGCCAACAACGTCGACCCAGTCATCCCCACGGAGGGCCAGACCAGACTGATCAACGAGTGGCGGCGCAAACCGCTCAACCGACTTTTACTCGACCCGGTTAACCCGTCAGTGCTGATTGCCGAGCAGGTCATCCCGGCGGATGAGGGCGGGCGGTGGATTCGCGAGATCGGCCTGTACGACGCCGACGGCGACCTGGTGGCGGTGGCTAATTGCGCGCCGAGCTTCAAGCCCCTGCTGTCGCAAGGTTCGGGCCGGACGCAGATCGTCCGTATGAATTTTATTGTCAGCAACACGGGCAATATTCAGCTCAAGATTGATCCAGCCGTGGTGCTGGCCACGAGGGCTTACGTCGACTCGGCGATTCTGGAGGTGCTGCCGTTAGACAAGGTTGCCGGCACCTACACCAAGGTCACGATCAATAGTCGCGGCATTGTGCAAAGCGGTTCTAACCCCACCACGCTGGCCGGTTATGGCATTACCGACGCGTTGACCACTTCGGGCGGCGACGTTGCCGGCAATATCCACATGTTCAATGGCAGCAGCCTGGATGTCATCGCGGCCGCCGTGCCGTCTTGGGAAAGTGGCGTTCATGCGCGAAGCAACGCCGGTGCCCGCCCTGTTCTGGGAGGGTTGGGCGCATGGGGTAATAACAACAATCTCAACTGCGTTTACATCGGCCTGGGCCAGACGCCTTGGGCCACCGGTACGGGTAACGGGGTGCGGGTTACGGCGACCGGGGTCTATGTCGAAGGCGTGCTGTATGGCAACGGTGGCGGACTGTCGGCCCTGAACTGGTCAACGCTGATCGCCACGCCGACCTCGTTGGTTGGTTACGGAATCGGCATAGCCAGTCAGGCAGAGGCTGAGGCAGGCGCAGACACGAACAAGCCTATGACGGCCTTGAGGGTGTTCCAGGCGATCAATGCCAAGGTGATACAAGCCACTGAAAGCGTATTAGGGATTGTGCGCATCGCATCCCAGCTCGCAGTCAATACGGGAACGGATGACAGCACAGCCGTGAGCCCCAAGAAGCTGCGTGCGGGCGTTTCGATGATGATCGGCGTCAACGGCTACATCGCGCTTCCGACGTGGCTGGGAGGCTTGATTCTGCAATGGGGTGTACTGACTGACATTCCGCAGGCCACCACAGGGGTCGGCGATGTAGGGCCTGTTCGTGACGTATCGTTCCCGATGCAGTTTCCCACTGCAGCGTTGCGTGCTTTTGCGAGCATGGACTATTCGACCATGACCACCACGTCGGCCTTTGCGCCTGGTGCGGTCATCATGTCCAAGTCAGTGCTGAGGCTGCAGAACAACTACACGGCATCTCCGGGACGAATCTCCTGGTGGGCCATCGGATACTGAGGGGCGGTAATGTCTATTTTTTACCACGCGCCTAGCCGCGGTTTTTTCAACACGGCCACGCATTCTGTCAAAAACATTCCGGCCGACGCGGTGGAGATTTCACCGGCGCTGCACGCGCAGTTATTGGCGGGGGAATATGCTGGGAAAGTTATCCAGCTGGATAAGAATGGTCAGCCTGAACTGGTGGAGGCGCAGGCCGATCCCGACACTGAGCTGGTCCGAGAGCGAGCATGGCGTGATGCTGAAATTGAAAGCATCAAGTGGCTGCGAGAGCGGCACCGAGACGAACTGGAATTCGCCAGCAAGACCACGCTGGACGGTGAGCAATATCAAGCGCTGATGACCTACCTGCAGCAACTGCGGGATTGGCCGGTGACTAAGGGTTTCCCCGATGTAGCCGCCCGACCCGCGCGTCCCGCGTGGATCGCCGACCAAGCACCATAAACGCCCCGCAATGACGGGGCGTTTTCTTTTTCCCCTTTAACAACTCTCAGAGCCTCGCGACGCGGGGCTTTTTCGTTTCTGGAGAACGACTCTATGAGTTTCTTTCACGGCGTCACGACCACCTCGGTCGATACCGGTGCACGCACCATCTCGTTGCCGTCCTCGTCGATCATCGGCCTATGCGACACCTTCACCCCCGGCTTGCTCGGCGGTGGTACCGCCAAGGCTGGTGAGCTCAAACTGATCACCACCGAACGCGAGGCCATCGCCGCCTTCGGCGCTAACTCCGCAATTACCAGGGCCTGCCAGGCAATTTACACGAAGGCCAAGGCGGTCATCGTCGCCATCGGCGTGCCGAAGATGGACGACCCGGCGTTGCAGACCTCGGCGATCATTGGGGGTGTCCTAGTCTCCGGCCAGCGTACCGGCCTGCAGGCGTTGCTCGATGGCAAGAGCCTGTTCAACGCCCAACCGCGACTGCTGATCTCACCGGGTCATTCGGCAACCCAAGCCGTGGCTACGGCGATGGATGCCTTGGCACAGAAGCTACGGGCCATCGGCATCATTGATGGGCCATGCACCACCGATGAGGCCGCTATGGCCTACGCCAAAAACTTTGGTAGCCGCAATCTGTTCATGGTCGACCCTGGGGTGCAGTTCTGGGACACCGACGAAAGCAAGACTGTGGACTCTCCAGGTTCGGCATGGGCAGCCGGCCTTTTTGCCTGGACCGATGCAACCTACGGTTTCTGGGCCTCGCCATCGAATAAAGAGTTTACCGGCATCACCGGCACTACGCGTGCGGTCGAGTACCTGGACGGCGACGCCACCTGCCGAGCCAATCTGCTCAACAACGCGAACATTGCCACGATCATTCGCGATGACGGCTACCGCCTGTGGGGCAACCGCACGTTGTCGAGCGATCCGAAGTGGGCATTCGTTACCCGCGTGCGCACGCTGTTCATGATCATGGATGCGGTACAGGCCGGGCACAAATGGGCGGTCGACCGCTCGATCACCAAGACCTACGTCAAGGATGTCACCGACGGCCTGGAAGCCTTTATGCGCGATCTGAAGAATCAGGGCGCGTTGATCAACTTCGAGGTGTTTGCCGACGAGGAGCTGAACACGGCCAGCCAGATCGAGCAGGGCAAGGTGTACTGGCGCATTCGTTTTACTGACGTGCCGCCGGCGGAAAACCCGAATTTCCTTTTTGAGGTCACCAACGAATGGATGACCGAAGTGCTTGAGCCTGCCTAAGGAGGCCTCCTGATGAAACCTGAAGTTTTGTCCAATTGCGCGGCGTTTATCGACGGCGTCAGTTTTTCCGGCGATGTCCCGAGCCTGACCTTGCCCAAGGTCGTGCTGAAAACTGAAACCTATCGCGGCGGCGGGATGGCCGGCGAAATCGAAATCCCGGTCGGTGTCGAAAAACTCGAATCCGGGTTCACCACCAACGGGGTCCGCCGTGAGGCATTGAAGTGGTTCGGGCTGTCCGACCGCACCGCCTGCAATGCCGTATTTCGCGGCACGTTCAAGGGGCTCCAGGGCAAGGTCACCCCGGTGATCGTCACCATGCGCGGCGGCCTGAAAGAGGTCGACATGGGCGACTGGAAGGCCGGTGAAAAAGCCGAGACCAAACACAACATGGCATTGACCTACTACAAGCTCGAGGTCGGCGGTCGGTTGATTTACGAGATCGACATGGTCGGCATGGTGTTGGTGATCGACGGTGTCGACCAACTCGCAGAAGAACGTTCGGCCCTGGGCCTTTAAGGAAAACAACCAATGAAGCAAGACATGCAACCGACCACCGAAACGACCCTCCCTAAGTGGCTGCAACTGTCCGATGACGGTTTTCGTATCAGCCTCAAGTACCCGACCGAATTGTCCGGTGTGACGGTTGATACCCTGGTGATGCGCGCACCGTGCGTGCGTGATGTGCGGGCCGCACAGGCAGCGTCGAACGGCGATGCCGAGCAGCGCGAAATGTCGCTGTTCGCTTCGCTCACCCAAACACCCGAAGCGGATCTGATGAGACTGAAAATGGTCGACTACCTGCGCCTGCAGGCCGGTTATTTTCGCCTGGTCACAGACGAGTAAATGCGACGGTTCTACGTTGAAGATGTTGGCCAAACGCATGGCCCGGGAGACCGGGTTCTCGGCGGCCGAAATCACGGCCATGCCCTTCAACGAACTGGTGTGGTGGCTTTCTGACTGAGCCACCACTCAACTCTTTCCGACGCATAAGGCCCGCACATGGCGAAGAATCTCGCACTCGGCTTTGTCATTGGCGGCGCCGTCGATCCGACGGTAGGCAAAGCGTTCAAGGACGTCGAAAGCAAGATCAAACATCTGGATTCGGTGGGCAGCAAAGCCCGCGTCCTGCAGAACACTATCGGCGACACCATGCGTCTGCGCGATGAATGGCGTAAGGCGCATACGACCGGTGCCGAAGGCGCGGACAAGCTGCTGGCCAAATATGAAAAGAACCTCGCGCTGCTTAAGAAACAGGGCGTTGAGGTGGGTCGGTTGAGCAAGGCATATGCCACCCTGGGCCAGGTGGCCGCCGGTGCCGAACTCAAGGCACTCGGGCATCGGCAGATCGAGGAGGGTCGCTCGGGTCTGAAAAGCACCCTCGGTCAGGCCGGCGCGCTGACCGCTGCAGCCGCCATCCCGACCAAGGTCAGTGCCGACTACGGCGCGATCATCCGCGACATCGCGATCAAGGCCAACATTGCCAACTCGCCGGAAGAAGCGCAGCTGTCCAAGACCGTGATTGATACCTCACGCGATACCGGGATGGCGCGTAATCAGGTGGCCGAAGTGGTCAACGCCCTGGTCGGTGCCGGTATGGAACTGGACAAGGCGCTGGCCTACGCCCCGACAGCAGCCAAGTTTGCCGTGGGCCAAGGATCGGAAGGCACTGAAACGGCCAAGATGATCAACGCCCTGGGTCAGAACGCCAAGATCACTGACCCCAAGGTGATGGAAAAAGCGCTGGAAGCCATCGCCTATCAGGGCCAGGCAGGCAGCTTTGAGGCGGTCGACATGGCCAAGTGGTTCCCCGAACTGTTGGCCGGGATGGGCAAGCTGGGCATCACCGGCATGGATTCGGTGACGCAGCTGGGTGCGATGCTTCAGGTGCAGATGAAGACGGCCGGCGGTTCGGACGAGGCCGCGAACAACCTCAAGAACTGGATGGAAAAAATCGGTTCTGGCGAAACGGTCGATGCCTACAAAAAGGCCGGTATCGATTACAAGGGCTCGATGCAGACCGGCCTGCAAAACGGCATGTCGACGCTGGAATCGAGTTTTGCCCTGGCCCAGAAATACATCCAGGCCACCGATCCGAAACGGGCTGCCGAAATGGCCAAGGCAACGGCCGCTATCAGCAAAGAGGCCGACCCCGAGAAGGCCAAGGCCATGATGAAGTCGCTGGAGGAGGCCTTGCGTACCGGTGACCTGTTCGCTGATATGCAGGTGAAAGCAGCTCTGACGGCGTACATGCAGAACAAGGATCTGTACAACCAGCTGAAAAAGGACTCGGCCGGTGCCACCGGTATCCTCGACAAGAACCTCGCCGAACGCCGGCAGACGTCTGCGCAAAAGTGGTCCGAGATGGCGCAGTCCATGGACGACGCCATGCGCAGCATCGGCGATGCGATTCGGCCAGTCACCGACGCCGTGGCTGACGGCATCAACAACGTCAGCCGCAAGCTGTCGGTTTTTGCCGATGAGTTTCCACGGGTCACGCTCGGCATCGGCACGGCGGTGGCTGGACTCATCGCGCTCAGAGGCGTGGTCAATGCCTACAAAGTGGGCAAGGGCCTGATGAACCTCGGGCGTGGCACCTTGATGGGCAACCCGAATATTCCGCAAAAGGTGATCGTCACCAACCTGCCAGGGGCTGGGGGTGGGCTGGATGCCGGCGACTTGGATGGCGGCGATGGCAAGAAGAGCAAGGGCGGTAAGAGAGGTGGTAGGGAGGGTAGAGGTGGTGGGCGCGCTGGCCAAATCGCCGAGGGCATGAAAGGTCCGGTGATCTTCGCGGCCGTCGACGCCGGTTTCAAAGCCTACGACACCTACCAGAATGCCGAAACGCAGGATGAAAAGGCCGAAGGCTACGGCGAGGCGGCGGGCGGTCTGGCCGGCACCTTGGCCGGCGCGGCCGCCGGTGCTGCCATCGGTACGGCGGTCCCGATTATTGGCAACATCGTCGGCGGCTTGATTGGCGGATACCTCGGTTACATGGGCGGCGATGCGGCGGGAGGTTTTCTGGGCA